TGCCTGCACCGTCACTAAACGTTGCGTTGTGCCTTGCGAGATTTGTTTTGCGGTGTTGAGTTCTGCTTGTGCAACGGTATATCGCTGAACCGCCACACCGCCTTCTGCTGTCGCAGTATTCAGTTCAGTTTGTGCCGCATTTAAACGGGTGGTGGCAACTTGTGTGGCTTGATGCGTCGTTAAGAGTTGATTTTGGGCGGTGGCATATTGTGATGTCGCAGTCCCGCCTTGCGTCATGGCAGTAGCGAGTTGCTGTTGAGCAAGTTGATAGCGGGTAGTTTGCGTGCCACCTGCTGCCATTGCCGCGACAAGTTCTTGTTCGGCGGCAACGACCGATTGAGTAGCCACTTGCGCGGCTTTTTTCGCTGCATTTGCGGCAATCATGCCTTGAGCAAAGGTCGCCGCATCACGAGCTAACTTGATGCCATAAAGCTCAGACAACGCCGTCAAACTGCTAACAATCGTCGGAATGTTTTGTGCAACCGCACCTGAAAATGTATTAAACGATTCGGTCAGTGGTTTTAAAATCGGTGTACCGAGCGCGACTTTTAAATTGATGAACGCGGCTTCTAAGTTCTTTTTTGCCCCTTCAAAATTAGAAGAAATTCCTTGTGCAGTTTCTTCTGCCGCGCCTTTGGAATTGAGTAACGCGGTCTCGAAAGTTTTCATTCCCGCCGAGCCGCTTTTGGTTAACGCTAAAACCGTCGGCATTGCTTCTGTACCAAAAGCGAGCATTGCTTGTTTGCCGCCTTCACCCGCTTTTTGCAATGCGTCCATCGCCACGCCAACATCGCTGGTATTTACACCGAGTTTTGATAATTCTTTGCGTGCGTTAGAGGTTGGGTCGAGCAGCAATGACAGGACATTTTTAAGTCCCGTTCCCGCTTCGCTGCCACGAATACCGTTTGCCGCCAGCACGTTCATCATTGCGGCGGTTTGTTCAAGCGAATAATGCGATGCTGACGCTGCGCCCCCCGCGCCTTTGAATGCTTCGCCTAATTCAACAGCAGAAGTAGTGGATAAATTTGCCCCTTTCGCAAACACATCAGCAACACGCCCCGCATCTGAAAATCCTAATCCCATAATCGATATGGTATCGGTTACGGTTGAGGCGGCTACGTCCATACTCACGGCTTCACTTTGCGCCAATGCTAAAACCGACGGCAAGGTGTTAATGGCTTCGCTCGATTTCAGCCCAGCTGCGGCAAGAATTTCTAAACCCGCTGCGGCTTCTGTACCTGAAACACCAAACTTGCTACCGATTTCAACGGCGGCTTTCGAGAGCGTTTCCATTTCCTGTGCGGTGTAGCCGCCTTTCGCGCCGACTTTGTCGAGCTGCGCCTCGAATTTTGCCGCTTCATCTACTGCACCTTTGAACAGATCAAGCGCAAAAGCAGCAGCTAATCCTTCCGCCAGTTTCACGCCGTTAGCACGAATAAATTCAAACGTTTTGGAAGCGTTATCTTGTGCGCTGATTAAAATTCTGACGGCTAAATTATCCCCATTTGCCATGATTACACCACGATTAAACTAATTTTTAAGGTGTAGAAATCCGCATCGTCGGGCGTTGAATAATCAATCCACGGCTTGGCATCAATCGGATTTTTGGCGTGATTGAAAATCACATTGAAAGTTCGTGTGTCGTTTAGGGTTAAAACGAGTGGCGTTGTTTTGGTGAGTTTTGCTTGCAGTTGTTTCAAATCAGCGCGACCGATTACGCCAAAATCCTGACCACCCGACAGCGTAATGGGTTTCCCCGCTTGTTTTGTGCCTGTTTCAATAATTAACGCGCCTGTAATCGAGTAGGACTGCGATTGTTCGATGGGAGACCAGTCAAATTCATCAATCCAAATCAAATCTTCAGGCAGCGTTAAATTATCGAGTTGCATGGTTTTTACGCTGAAAAATTAGACAGTAATTCAAACGGCGCGGTTCTGCCTTCTGGGATTACCATCCGACCTTTTAATTTAATGTCGATGGGTTTTTCAGATAGCCAATCGATAGACGAATCAGACGTTAAAACTGCTTCCCACACCTTAATTTCAACGGGTTTTTCGTCAAAAACGTTGAATCCTTTTAAGTGAATAATTCCGCGAATCGACGATTGTGTACCGCCTTCCACTTTATCTGCGGTCACGGCGGCGTAGGTGTAGGACACTTTTAGAGATTGCCCGTCGGTAATTGCACTGGTAGGCAGAATAAAAATCTGTCCCGCCGCGTAATCAATCGTGTAGTCGGTATCTTTGACATAGGTTGTCGAACCCGCCGAGTTTTTCACTGCAAAACCTGTTGCGGAGACGTTTCTAAATGCCAAATCTACCCAGCCGCCTTTGGTTGCACTCACGACTTCATCGGTTGCACTGCCAGAGGCTTGCGAATACGCTGTGACCGTACCTTGTAACGCCATCGCTAAGGCTTTTGGCGAGCATTTGTTGAACGCCAACGTTAAATCTGACGGTGACGGGATAATCGCGGTGGCACGCGGCTGTCCGTAATTTGCTCGACCTTTTGAAATCACGTCGAGCTGTTTCGAGTTGAATTTGAATGAAAGTTCACCCGCGTTTAAATCTACAAAACCTTGATATTTACCGCCAACGAAACGATTAAAAAGTACGTCGCCAGCCAGCAAAATGCCTTCATCTACTGCCATGAGTTGTCCTCTGTGTGTTAGTTAAAATTGGGTGCTTTGAAAAATGAATTTTGTTTGAAAAACATCACTCCAATAGGTGGTGAGGTTTCTGTAATAAGTAGCTCTGCCTGCCATGAAGGCGACTTTTGCCGTGGTATTCGGAGCTTTCCAACCACGCAAGGCTTGATGAATTTCAGCGCGAATTTGTTGCAGTTCGTTGTTGTTTTCAGCCCCGCGCAAATCCTTAAAACTTTTAACCGCGACCACCACGCCGATTTGCCCCGTCATCTCTTGAGAATAACCACGTTGACCCAGTTTGCCGTTGCTAATTTCGCCGCCGTGTTCATCCATTTGAATAATGAAGGCGTAAGGCGGCTGGATAGACGTTGGCATTTCAATGTCGAAATCCGACACCACATAAATCTTCTTTTTCAGCAACGGGCATTCATCTTTGATCCGTTCAACAAAGTCGTTAATGTCCATTACATTTTCGCCAACAGCGCATCGGTGAACGTTTGCAGTGGCGATGTCAGTATTGGTTTTTGCAACCCCACCGCAGGTGGCGCATCAAGCGGTGGCACGCCGAGCAGGGCGAGTAAAGACGATTTATGCAAATGCACCCGTTCAAAGAAATCAATCGCATCTTCGTAGGCTTGTCTAACCTGCGGAATTGCTCCGATGTCGTACAAATAAAATCGCGTCATGTCGCACGCACAACGCACAACATGAGAACTCGGTGTGGCAATCGGAAGTTCAATCAGCCCGACAAGATAGCTGTCGATTTTGGCGCAAGCGTCAGCGATGGCTTGTTCTAAAATCGCCTCGTTAATGTCGCCACCGAGTTCGCCTGCCTTGTCGGATAATCCCGCAATCTCATCGCCCCAACCACGAGCGATTAAGTCTTGTTTGGAGCAGTACACGTTACGCTTCCGTCAATTTAATAATTGCCGCTGGGCGAGTACATAAATTGAGTGGATTCGACTGCGCTTCGATATTTACGCCTTTGTTCATTTCCATGGGTTCAACTTTGGCGTAATACGGCACACCAATGGTGTTCACGGTTTCCCAATAGTTCGCAGGCGCAAAGCGGGTGATGAATAAATCGGTAACGCCCATCGGCACGGCATAGGCTTCGTTATCGGGGATTTTCACAACTGATGTGCCGCGATAACGTTCAAACGATAAGCCGCCGAATGAAATCGGATTGCGCGGGTCGTTGCGTAAATCTGCTGCCGCGTTCCAATTCAAAACCGTTTGTTTTAGCGCGTCATGTTCGATGAGGTTTTTCCAAAAGGTTGCCCCGCAATACACCTTGATGCCGCTAAATGCCAAACCATCGAGCGCGAGTTCAACAGCGTCGATGACTTCTTGAACTTTGATACGAACCTTGGTGGAAGCCGTGGTTAAACCCATATTGACGGTAGTTTGTGCAACGCCGAATTCGGTAAATAATGAGCTGACATTACCAGCGGCATCGTAGTAACTGCCCATAATCGCGGCTAATCGGTGCGACTCGATGGTGTATTCAATTTGCCGTTTCATTTTGGCAAGGCGTTCATCGCGCACAGTGTTGATTGCCATTGCCTGACTTTCAGAGCCAAAGGCACGCACGCCTTGCACTTCGTCAGCCATAATCGTTGCCCGTTCAGGTAGATGCGGCACTTTTAAGGTACGGATGTTGCGTTTATCGCCAAGCACCACTTGTGGCGGTGCATTACGCGGTTGAACCGCGACTAATCCAACCGTTTTACCGTCAGATTCAATTGAAACGTCGAGCGTTGAAATGCCTGCACTTTGAAACAATCCGCTTTCGGCAATCACCGTTGGCGTGTACAAAATGTTGTTAATGGCAGCCGTGAGGCTGTTCAGCGTAAAGCCTTCGCCTTTAAAGGGATCAAGTAACATGATTAACTTCTCGTGATGATGTGTTGGGTAGCAAGGGCTGCAATCGCCGCTGCTTTGTTTGCCACGCTAATGCCTGATTTAAAAATCAGCTTCGCTTCGGCTACTTCGGCAAGCCGTGTTAATACGGTGCAAGCT